AACAATTGGAAAGATCTGGTCTGCAATGTATTCGGGATTCTTATAGCCAATAGAAATATTTGTTAATAATTGGTCAACATGAAGATCTGAAGCCACAGGATTAGGCATTATTAATCACTCCTTTTCTAAATTACCAAAATTAGGTCGTACTCAGCGTGAACGGCCCAGTCAACAGTACACGAATAATCGTGCCATCCGCCGACGAAGCATCCAGCGCAATACCAGCAATAAAATCGTGGTCGGCAGATTTTTTGACTGCCTTGCCGTTTGCATCTGTGCCGACGTAATCCCCTACCCCAATTGCTGTTCCGGAACCATCTGACACGACCTTACTGATACCTAACACTCTTACTTGAGCCGCATGGCCTGCAGTTGGCTTGTTCTGTAGCACACCAATAGCTTTATCAGTAGCGCCGTCACAGACATCCACCTGGTCAACACCGCTGAGTTCAACAAAATAATACTGCTTTGAACTCAGGTCCTTTTCAGCCTTGCACCATCCGATGTCAAATACAGCCATTTCGGTCGCCATTAATTATCTACCTCCTTAAATCTTGACCGCAGTTTCCTTGCGGTACTGCTCGTAAAGTTGCGGGTTTTCAGCCAGCACCTTTGCTAGAGCGTCTGCCCTGCTCAGGTTGGCATCCTTCTGCACTAGCCCCGCTGCCATAGCCTCGACCTTGGCAACGGCAGAATCACCCGCAGGAGCTCCGCCTCGGCCAACCTCAGCGTATAGCGCGCCTGCCTCAATAGCTTCATTGGCCGCCTTAAGCACACCTTCGAGCTTGGCGTATTCTTCCGGCGCTTTTTCAGCCAGGCCCTTGAGCACCAGCCCGAATTCTTCCGGCTTGGTTGGCAGGTTAGCGAACTCATCGGCAGCTTTCTGGATGTACTCCTTGCGTAGTTGTTTGTCACGCTCTTCCTTAAGTACTTTCTCTAACTCTTCGGCTTTCTTGACGGCTTCCTGCTGTTCTTTCCAGAGTGCCTCTACCGCAGGACGGACTTCTTCTGGAATGCTTGAAAAGTCATAGCTACCGTCCTCCTTCTTCGTCGGTGCAGGGTAGCCGTATTTTTTCTTCTCGTCCTCTTCTTCATCTTTCTTGCCCTTAGCTTTCTCGGTCGGTGCCGGGTAGCCATAATCGGCCAGTTCGGCCAGAGTTTTCATGATGTCCTTCGGCAGCTCGTCCTTGTATGCGTTGAGCAGCCGTAAAGCTCCTTTTACGGCTCCTTTTGCTTTGTCGGACAGCTTAGCCGCTTTCAGAACTTCCTCGACCCTGCTCTCATTTTCCAACTCGGTTTCCAAAACAGCCTTGAGAATTTCCTCCATAGGTGAATCAACCTCCTTGAAAATTAGAAACTTCTTCTTGTTTGCTCCACGTGGGACAAGAGACACCTCCACAGCGTCTAAATCTTTCAGCCTGTTCACACGTTACACCACCTCCTCACGAACTCCGAACCCTCCTACTGAGAACGACTGATATTCTCCTTTTTTGACTGCGTCCCAGAGCCTATCATCAGAGATATGCACTCCCAGTATCCAACTACCTTTCTTCACCTTTTGCCCACCCCATTCAAAATCTATCGGGGCGATGTAGCTCTCTACAACCTCGGCTTTCGCCTTTTTGCTGTGCCTGTCACCGACAACCCTAGACTTTACTAAAAAACGGTGAGCCGCTTTTTCGATTTCATCAGCGGAAATAATATCACCCTGGCTGTCTACAGTGTCAGGCTCCAGAACCACTCCATAAACTAGCCTTTGTTCCTCGTCTGCTTTGAGTATCGCGGCGTGGTACTCTTTAGTTATTTTGCCAGACTGCACATTAATTTTTTGTGGTTTGCCTCCTTCTTTTGGGTTACGCCAAATTAACCATCTCTGTCCCTTCCGCTTTAGTTCGCTTATCACATCAGCTAAATCGCGCTTCTCGGCATAAGGCGTCTGGTCTTCCGGCTTGTCGATCAGCCAGACCCTGCGCCCACTGGCAACCAGCGCATATTCAATCAAAAATCTGCCCTTGAGTTTTTCGCCATGTAGGAACAACTCAAGCATGTGTTCGCGCCAGACGCCGATCTCATAAGTTCCCTTATCAACCGCAAAAAACTTGCTGTATTTCTCACTCGTAGCTCCTACCTCGCCCGGCTCAGTTACCATCGGCTTATCAACGCCTACATTGAGCCAAGCTTTTGGCATAGACAGTTTAAATTGTCCTTGTAAATTGTCATCAGGTGGCAAGGCTACTAATCTATCGCCGCCAGCCTTCCGGTTTTCCTCGGTCGTGCCCAGGAACACGCTGAAGCCCCACAATTCGCCATCGGCTTCAAAGCGCAGGTCCCCGTGCAGGCTATGGTCAGTCTTTAGAAGCTCATTCTCATCGAGCTTCGTTTCTTCCTCACTCAGCCCGCGCCAGTGGTGGTGATATACAAAACGCCCTTTGCCATCGGGCGGATACATCTTGTGCCAGTTTTCTTTCCAGAACTTCTCTGCTATTTCTGCTCTAGTGTCGCCTTCTTCGCCCAGACGATCAGCTTTCTTTACTTGTTCTAGTGCACGTCTAATTCGCTTTAGCTTCCTTGCCACTTCACCGCTATCCCCGAATCGCCTCACCGCTGCCGGGTGCGGCAAAACAAAATCCGCCCTGTCGCCCAGAGCGGATTTAGCTTTTCTACCAAGAGCCACCACAATCTGCGAATTAGCCCTATCAAGTTCCTGCATCAACCAACCACGCCACTCGGCTATTTCCTCATCGGTCGGTTCTCGCACCCGACCTCTTTCATCGGTCAGGAGCAAGGGGACCGCGTTGGTGAGAAACACCTCATCGGGCTTAAGGCCCAGCGGCTTAAGGTAAAGCTCCTTGAACGTCTCACCGCCTGGACCGGTAAACGGCTCCCCCCTAGCCGCTTCTACTCGGCCAGGGGAAGCGCCGACAAAAGCCAGTTTTGCGTTTTTAGGCCCCCGGCTGGGGACTATATCTTGCACTGATTTCTGAAGTACCTGCCCACGTTCTGCTATATCTATCGCCTGCGCAGCTGTATAAGGTGTTTTGCGTGTTTTATCTACATCAATTACACGGGCACCAAGCCATGCCAGTTCTTTTTTTTCCTCATCCGGGATAAGTTCCAAAACTTCAACCGTTAGCACATCCCCTTTATTTGCATCGATAGATGTTGAAAACGTTTTACCTAGATTGATATACGTCTTGCCGTTAAGTTCTGTTGTGTTTTTCCAATCCATACCAACGCTGGGAAGCAGTCCGCCCCAGTAATTGTACGCACCGGCTTTCGTTCTCTGTTTATCGAGAACTATAACTTTTAGCTCAATAATTCTTTTTACTTTGCTCCATTCATCAGTAGCCCCATCCAGTTCATATTTCCCGCTGGCTGTTTTTGCGACTAACCCTTCAGACCTATCTTGATTAAATGCCCATCGAGCAGCAACCTTGAGTTCTTTCAAATTGTTACACCATTTGATTTGGGTAATAGCAAAATTTTTCTTGCCTTTCAAGTACTTGTTAAAGAACTGTTCCAGTTTCTCCCTGCGTTCTTTGAAAGGTTTTTCGTGTAGATCCTCGTTCCAATAAGGCAGGTCGAATACAGTTAATACTGGTACTTCGTTTTCTGCAAACTCTGGCTTTTCTCGATTAAACTTCATCAAATCTGGCCTTGGTACCCGCTTACTATTACGGAGCATGCCTAAATCACAGTCCAGGATAAAGTCGTCATCTATTTTCTCAAGCACAGCTTTTATTTCAGGGAGTTTGTGTAGTTGATCTTTACCATATTGCCCCTCAAACCAGAAGCGAACGCCTTTACCTTTCTTACCCTCAGCAATTCCTCTAAAGCCATTAAGCTTACATTCTACTCCGAACGGCACCTTATCCTTGCCCCATTTCTCCCATAACTCATCAACCGTGTATAGTTCTGTATAAAGTGCTACCTGTGGCTTTGGTGGAATAAATTTCTGAAATGGTTTTAATCCCATTTTGTTAACCACTTCTGGCTTTCTCAGAACCCCCCGCACATAGACCAAATCACCGTTCTGTATTTCCTCCAGTTTCTCGACCTCAAACTTGGGCCTGCCTTCAAGCAAATCATCCTGCGTCCAGAACGCAAAGCTCGACTTATTCCAGTAGCTTTTATGATCCGGGTGATTAAAAGCACCTTCCCCTTTCGTGCTCGGCACTTCAAACACAAATCTGCCACCTGGCTTCAATACCCGCCAAATTTCAGCCATAATCTTTTCTTTATCTGATAAATGTTCTAATACATGATTAGCTCGTATTTCATCAGCGCTGTTATCAGGGTAGGGTATACCTTGCTCAAGGTCATGCACCGCGTCCACCTGCGGGCCGGGCTCTTTATCGATACCCGTATAGCCTTCGGGCTTAGAATCGCCACAGCCGAGGTCAAGCCTGAGGGATTCTGCTTTCACTACCTCTCGCTTAAACTCGGCCTTACGTCTCAACACTAAATCATATAGGGGAACGCTTGTGCTATGTGGGCCAGTAGGCCCGTCAATATAATGCAGCAGCCCTTTTTTTTCTGGATCGAGTACCTTTCGCACCGGAAGCCAAACGTTCTGCGCCTGCACTAGGAAGTTGTCCCCACTCTCGTCGCGCTCGGCACGGAAAAGCACGTCTATGTCGCCGGGGTTCTCTTTGCCAGTAGTTGCAGATCCTACCACGCATACGAAATTAGGCACAACAACTACTTCATCTGGAAGCTTCGCCAGCTTTGCTTCTAGGCTTTGGGATTTCTTTACATCACGCAGTTTTTTAGCTTCTTGCACCAGTTCGCTATCTTTATCATAGCTAAAGCCACGCCGTTCAAATTCATCAAGTACCCAAATAGCAGCATTTACTATATCTTCCACCGATTCCTTACGCTTCTTCGCTGCGCTGTACCATTGGTGCAGCCTCAACCATGCCATACGTACCTCATCATCAGACGCATCCTTCAGCTTGTCCGGTCTTATCTCCGTTAGGGCTATCTTCTCCAGGAAGGACGGCTCCTCCGGCTCGCGCCAGCGGGCCCTGCCGCCAGCAATGGGCATAGATACTTTATGCAATTCTCGCATCAGCCAATCAGGAAGAAATTCCTTGGCTTTTTCAAGTAGTGTTTCGAGATATTCTTTGCTTGGCACTCGCGATTCCTCCAAATTAAACTAAAAGCTCTTTTACATCTTGTCTATATTGGAAAGAACAGACATTATCCATTGTTTACGCTGTAAGCTGGTTTTAATAGGTTTAGCTAATGATTCTAGCCAATTCAATTCA